AGAAGAAATGAAAAGAGAAATTAAGTCGTTAAGACAAGATGTTTCTATGGGTAAGGGTGGACTTAAAGTTATACTTGCTATTGGAACAATTATTGTTGGAATTATAGGTTTCTTTCAGTTTAAGTGAAATATTTATTAGTGTTGTATATGTGCAGTATTACTACTGGACAATGCCCATCTAGTTCTATTTCAGGTTATCAATTTAACTCACACTATGATTGCACTAACGCAGGTTATGCGATTGCACAAACAACTTTTAGAAATTTAAAAGAATTACCTGAGTGGGATATTCCTGATTTTGAGGAACAAAAAATAGTAATTAAGTTTGAATGTAGACAAGTAGGAAAACAAATATGATTGATAAATTTTTATTAAAATTCTTCGGATTTTTTGACGATGTAATAGCAAAAGTTGAAGATTGTTTTACTATGGATTTTTCTCATTGTGAAAAACACGATTGTCCTAAAAAGAAAAAGAAAGCAAACAAAAATAATAAATATTTTAAAAGTTAATGAGAGACACCAAATTATTGGAGTCTTTCAAAAAACGAATAGAGAAAGAATTAAAAGAAAAAAACATATTTAAGAATTTAAGAAAAGAAGTTGAGATAGGTGCTAATGGCACACAAAAATATGTAATTAAAAAAGGCATCAACAAAGGAAAAGTTTTATAATGAGAGTTTCAGAAAATACTTCAATTAGTATGCCAATGAAAAACTTAATAAGTATCATTGGTGCAGTCGCTATTGGCGTATGGGCTTATTTTGGTGTCACAGAAAAATTAAACAATCATTCAACAAAATTAATGATGATTGAAAAAGATTTAGAAAATGTAGTTGAGTTTTCTATCAAATATCCAAGAGGTGAAATGGGTATGTCTGCAAATGACCAAGAACAGAATATCCTTATTGAATTTCAACAAGGTATTATTGAAAAATTACAAACAGATGTTGAAAAATTAAAAGATAAACAACGACAATTTTCTAATGGAGACCATTAATGATTGAAAGTGTATTTGCATTAATATTAATCCTAAAAGGAGAAATAGTTGAACATACTTACAAAGACAAATTATCAAGCTGTATGAAATCAGCTCGTATTGCAAAAAAAGAAGTTAACCCAGCGAATGTAAGATTTATTTGTAAACAAGTAAAAGCAGAAACAGAGATTTATATGGGTGCTAAAAAAATATTGAGAATTATAGATGAGTGAAAAATTAAAAGAATTACATGAAGTTCTAGCAACTGAATTACTAAAGAGAGTTAAAGACCCTGATGCAAAGTCAGCAGATTTAAACGTAGCTAGACAGTTTCTTAAAGATAATAATATAGATGCTGTTCCAGTTGAAGACAGTCCATTGAGAAAATTAATAGAGGAACTTCCATTTGATGCAAAAGATAAACAAGTCGTCAAAAATTAACGATTTTAGAAATTTTTTATACCTAACTTGGAAGCATTTAAGATTACCTGAACCAACACCAATACAATACGATATAGCTGATTATTTAGCTAATGGTTCAACAAGGTGTATTATTAGTGCTTTTAGAGGGGTAGGAAAGAGTTGGATAACCGCAAGTTATATATTGTGGCGGTTGCTATTAGATAATGACTTAAATATTCTAGTCGTATCAGCATCAAAGAATAGAGCAGATGACTTTAGTACTTTTTGTTTAAGACTTATGTCTGAGATGCCTATTTTAAAACATCTCTATCCAAGAGGAGACCAGAGACAATCAAAAATTAGTTTTGATGTGGCCACAGCTTTAGCATCACAACAACCTAGTGTTAAGTCATTAGGAATAACAAGTCAGCTTACAGGCTCACGTGCTGATATTGTTATTGCAGACGATGTTGAAACTTCAGGCAATACTCAAACTCAATTTATGAGAGATAAGTTAGGTGAAGCTATTAAAGAATTTGAAGCAATCATTAAACCTAAAGAAGACAGTAGAATTGTATTTTTAGGTACACCGCAATCAGAACAAAATATTTATAATAAACTTCAAGAGAGAGGTTATAAGTGCAGATATTGGACTGCAAGATACCCAAGTGAAAAACAAATAGTATCTTATGGTAATAATCTAGCACCTGTTATTTCTAATACTTGGAAAGAAGAAAATGTAGGTCAACCTACAGACCCTAGTAGATTTGATGTAAAAGATTTATTAGATAGAGAAGCTAGTTATGGTCGAATAGGTTTTAATATGCAATTTATGTTAGACAGTTCATTGTCTGACTTAAATAGATACCCATTAAAATTATCTGATTTAAGTGTAATGACTTTAAATCCTGATAACGCACCAGAGAAAGTTATCTGGGCAAGTTCACCAGAATTACAACATAACGATTTACCCTGCGTAGGTATGCAAGGTGATGGTTATTTTAGACCAATGCAAACACAAGGTACTTGGTTGGATTATACAGGTTGTGTAATGTCAATCGACCCTTCAGGTAAAGGTAAAGATGAAACAGCTTATGCAATTACAAAGTTCTTAAATGGAAATATTTTTCTTGTTGATATTGGGGGCTTCAATAGCGGTTATAGCGAACATACTTTATACAATTTAGTTAAAGTAGCTAAGAAACATAAAGTTAAAAAGATATTGATTGAAGATAACTTCGGTCAAGGAATGTTTACTGAATTACTTAAACCTTATTTAATTAAAGAATATCCTTGTACTACAGAAGGTATAAGACAACAGTCTAACAAACATAGACGTATATTAGACACGTTAGAGCCTATAATAGCCCAACACAGACTCATTGTATGCCCAACTGTTATTAAGAAGGACTATGAAGAAACAAACGCTATGTACCCTGCTGAGACAGCTTTAAGATACCAGTTGTTTTATCAAATAAGTCGTATGCAAAAAGGTGCTAATATTCTTACACATGATGACAGAATAGATGCTTTGCAAATGTCTTGTTATTATTGGATACAACAATTAGCCAAAGACCAAGATATGGCTTTTAGAGACAGAAAAGAGGAACAATTTAGAGTAGAAGTAGAGAAATACTTTGGTGAAACCACACCTCAAACTTGGTTTAAGATATAAAAACACACATATATAAAGAGAAGAAGAAAATAGCCTATTATAAGGCTTTTTAATTAAGTGCCACTACAGGAGATAGAACTATAAATATATCTTATGTTTTACTTATGAAATCTTAGTATTAGGCTTGAAATAAGGAAAATAAGAACAATGAAGATGTAAAACTATAGTTAATACATCATTATGACCTTCCTATATTTAATAATGAAGGTTTAACCTAAGGATAACCTTAATATGAGTAAAGTAATATACCTTAACTCTTTATTTAATAAGAATAAGCCTAACAAGAAGGCTATAAAACTTATTGATGAAGCAATAGTAAAAGCTAATGGGTTTAATCCTAAAGCTAAATCACAGAAGCCTGTAAGTAGCAAAGAGTTTATCTTAAAGCATACAGAGGATTTCCTGAACTATGCTGTTGATTATTCAATGAATGAAAAGATAGATGAGTACTACCGAAAATAATTTGGTATAAAAATCTGACAACCTTACGTATAGGCTCTCAAAAAAAAAAGTCCCCATAGGCCTATAAATATATCAAGGGGGTGGGGGTGTACTTTTACACAACAATTTTTTTAAATCGTAGACAACTACTAAATATAATTATGATAGTATAGCATTACCAACACTTAGCGGTGGTCTTAGAGACTACTGCATTATTATTTTGAGAAATTTGTAGAATTTTTTGCTTTAAAAATATTCTCGTTTATCTTTCTCATTATCTGTATTAAAAATAATCTATGTCTAAACCTAAAAAGAAAACAAAGGTAAGAGTTAAGAGTAAACTTCTTGCTTACGATAAGAAGGTTAGTGCTGAAGAAGTACTACCACTTATCTTTGCAGGTATACGTAGAGACACACCTGCTTACCAAGAACCTGAGAAATTAGGATTAAGCACACAACTTATTGATGACATAATCTTTGCCAAAATTACAGCTAACTATAAAGCATTACATAAACAATTTGGTAAAGGATTTGAAGTGGCCTACAATGCTTATAAACAAGGTAAAGGTTCAAAGGCACGTAAAGATATAGCTGAGTATATAAAGAAGAAGAAGTTAGAACCTAAGAACCCACAACCAAACAATCCATATATGAAACTTCAAGAAGGCAAGTGGATTGATATGTCACCAACTGCTGTTGCTAATAGAATAAAAGCAATGAGAGATAAGTCTATGGAAGCATTAAAACCTATTGCTGAGATGACTGCTAAAATTCAAAAGTCTAATGAAGTATTCTTAAAGACTAAACAAAATATAGAAGCAATAACTAAGACACAAAGAGAACAACAGTTATTACTTTATAAAAACTTAACTGATAATATTAATGCAATACATAAAAAAGGTAGACAACAATTAAAGATAAAAGATAAGCAAGGTGTTAATAGAGTTATAGATGCTTTTGATGCTGATGGTAATCCAATAGAATACAAATCGTTTAATCCTTTTGCCTTCTCAAATAAAAACAAAACAATTCTTGGTGGTGGTTTATTAAGTCCAACACCAGTTAAGATACCTAGAGTTAAACCAACAGGTTCAGCTAGACCTGCAATTACTGGTACAGGTTTAACTTCATATATGGACAGACATAAGATGAAGAACCCAGTAGATTTTGCAAAGGTATTTAAAACTAAAGCAGGTAAAGACTATAAAGTATCAGGCTTTAATAACCTTAGGTTTCTATGTGAACAAATGAATGTGACTGTAGAAGAAGCATTACTTTATATATGTGAAGGTATGACAAGTACTAACACTAGATGGAAAGAGCATAGATTAAACAAAGAGTATTGGAGAGGTTCTCAATCAGTAATTAATCTAGTTGAATACTTTGAAGAACAAGTAGTTAACTCACAGAAAAAGAAACTGATAGTATATACAGTTAAGGCCTTATGGCAGGACAACTATACCAAAGCATTATTCATAGAGTATGGTGTAGATAGAGGAAGTTATTCAGAATTTTCTAGATGGTTTAAGAAAATGAAACATCATGTTTACGCTTATAAAAAAGCTAAAAGTACATCACAATAATTAATGAAGTTTGTTTGTATGTTTATAAACAAGAGGACTAATGAACGTAAACAAAAAGAATTTACTGAAGAAGAAATAGATAAATACTTAGGTGACTACGTAAAAGAACGTGCAGTTAAAAGAGGTGAAACAAATACTACTGTAGTTAAAAGAGGTGACCATTGGAAAGTATTAGTTAAATATCTTAAAAACTAGAGTTGCAGTCAGACCACAACTTTAAGTGCAGTTGCAGTCACACCACAATCCTAAGAAATTGTAATAAAATAAATAGTGTCTAAATCCTAAATCAGAACTTTGGTTCTATTTTTTAGGTGCAACATCTAATTAATACGAAAGTTGCAGGGCTTATTCTTTCTCCCTGTTGAGCCAGAGTTCTTTTATTAACAGTTCAACTAGTAGGATAGATATGAACCCAAAGAAATATAAGTCAGTATCCATGAAGATTACTTCGTGGCAATTAGCAACAGAACTAGCAAAGGTAGTAGTACCTAATGCTTTATTAAGTAGGTCTCAGGTTGTTGAGATTGCTTTAACAAGATGGGCTAATGAGAGGAAGTTTGAAGGTCATAAATTTCCAATGTTAGTTTCCAATAATAATGAGGTGTCTTCTAAGACACTCAACAAAGGATAAGTATATGCAAATACGTATAGTAGATACTTTCGAATGGGGGCATCTAGTTCCCAAAGTTGAAAAAGGTGTGTTAGCTTTAGCATTAGAAAATGCTGAAGAAAACTTAACGCCAAAGCAACCTGCGGAAGTAATCATATATCAAACACCTGAAGACGATTTAGAGTAGGGAGTATGATGCAACTTACTAAAGTAAAAGTACAAGGCGAAAAGCTACACACTCATGGAGTGAGTCATAACGACTCAATTTATACAAAGTTATCCAGTACTGTGAATGTTCTATTGGTAATTAATATAAAAAGTGTAGTTAGAAATAAGTAATGAATATCTATTTTTTGCAATTTAGACTCATTATAAATACGAATAGATGTGTCGATGACACTTGTATTCATAACTATAATAATATAAGGATAAAGACAATATGAGTAATAAACTAACTACAAAACTCTCAACAAAGGTGACTATGATAGTAGCTGAGTTAGTGTGTAAAGTATGGAAGTATGGAAGAAGTAAGTATAATGGAGTGAGTGATTTTGATTACCACATTACAGACTTACGAAGCCAGTACCCAAATAATCTTGTTTATAGAGATGCAGTTGGAGTACTTCCATTCTATTGTAAGACCAATGAAGTAGATGATGATTTTGAAAAGGTATCATCTATAAAACTTGGTGACTGCAATATCAGGTATCAGTTTAACAAAGAGGTTAAACAAATAGATAAAAAAGATGATAACATCGAACATCTATTTGGTGACCCTAGAGTTCCAATGATACGTGACTTAATCACACAAACACAAATACGACATAACGAACCTAAATCTTTGAGAGTTTTGAACTTTAAAAGAGAGGGAAAGAATGTCGTTAAGTTGCACAGTAAGTAATATACAATTTGACTACGCTTTTAATGACGCCATTAAGAAGGCGTCAAAAAGTGTGGGCAAGGATACTACTAACTTCACTAATGGTATACCAAACCAGACTGTTTTAGTTTTTAAAACAATCTGTTGTTTGCCAGATGAAGAAATAAACACCAGAGTAATTGCCGAATGGTATTTTAAATTATTTGGTGTCAACATATCCACTACATCTACAGTAAGAAATATGAGTAGATTAAGTGAGTATGGACTACTTGATGTAGTTGATAATCCACATGGAAAATCATGGAAATATACTTGGATTAAATTAACAACAGCAGGTCGTAAACTACAGAAACTATTTATGGGTTCTGCAAGTGATTGGAAAGATAAGCCAAGATTGCAATTAGATAGAACTGTTAAAACAGCAATGACAGGGGGTATATATGATTAGTTTAAAATCAGAAGTACTTGCTTACATTAAACAGCAATGTCCACAAGGCATTACTCTAACTAAAAATCGTAAAGGTCTTTATGTTAAAGTAAGTAAGATGATTAATGGTAAAGAAAAAAACCTTAATCAAACAATCAATATGGGGTTAGATTTAAGTATGTCTGTAGCTGATATGAAGTCAGCTTTTGAGACAACTTTACAATTAGCTTTAACTACTAAAAGACAGTTCAAAGCACAAATTGAAAACCCTAACTTTACATCTTTTCATACACCAAAAGCTAAAGGTGTTGGAACTATGGGAAGTGTCTATGCAACGATGTTCACTAAAGAGTGGGGTCAATGCACAAGTAAGCAACAAGACCAAGTTAAATCCTTCTTCAAAGATTTAGAAGAATTTTTTGGTGCAGATAAAAGGTTGTCTGAATTTATGGAAGAAGACATAGATAACTTTAAAGACTGGGTTGCTAAGAAGATAATGGAACGACCTAAAAATATGACAGGTACAGTTTCACATAACTCAATAAATAAAAGACTAGGAGTATTAAGAAGCATTATGAAGTATGCGTTATCTAAACGTCTACTTGCTAATGACCAATTAATTAATCCTGACGCTAGAGTAAAGAATATGGGTATAGTTGATTTACCAAGAGGTGAGTCAAAAAGAAAACCTGCATTTACTTTTGCTGAACAAGAAACATTACTAGCAGTTATTGCTAAGAGTGGTGTTCAAAAAGACTGGGATATGTGGGCTTGGTGTTTTGATACTGGTATGAGACATGATGGTGAACTAGATGGTTTCACTATAGATAATGTTGACTTCAGTAGAAAGACAATAACATTTTGGAGACCGAAGACTAAATCTTGGTCTGTTGAAATGGTGTTAACACCAAGAATGTCTGAGATACTTGGTCGTAGAAGAAAAGAAGCACAGTTAAGAAATGACAGAAAAGTGTTTCCAAGTACAGCAGGTAGCAGACGTAGCAACTGGGATAAATACATTCGTATGTGTAATTTTAATAAAAACTTTACACCATACACTACAAGACACACTTACATTACGCGTCTTGCAGAAGAAGATGTAAATATGAAAGTTGTTATGGAACTAGCAGGTCACTCTTGTATTGAAACAACCATGACTTATTACACTAAGTCTTCGTCAAAACTTTTACATAATGCTATGTTAAAGATTTCGAATGGTTATGTTGATGCTAAGAATGATAGTATAGTTAAAGAAAATAAG